CGGCAAGCCGCCCGAATAGCTGATCAGGTCAAGCCATTGCCGTTCGCTCACCAGCATCCCGGTGTGGCATTGCAGCAAGAAATCAGGCGGGCAGTCGCCGGCCAGATAGTGCGTGGTCAGCGTCTCAATCTGAAATTTCTGGCGACGGCTCTTAATCTCAATCAGGCCGCGATCTGCAACCAGCCCATCCGGTGAATAGCCCAGCGTGAAACCGTGGCGGCTGTTCGTGATGAAGCCGCACTCGGTGACGGGCGCAAACATGTCGGCGTATTTGGCACGGGCCAGGATTTCGTCGCTGTGACCGCGCAGCATGTCGTCCGTCACATAGAGCGGCTCAACGTGGCCGGTGATGCGCTGGGCCATCAACTCGAACAGGTGACTTTTTTCCTTGTCGTTGTTGGCCATCTTCAGCGTCGGCGTGATGATCAGTTTGATGTTGCTGGCGGTCAGCACTCCGCAGCGGGCGCGCAACCACTGGTCGCTGCCCTGATCAAACGCATCGTGATAAATGATGTGGTCTGGCGCGCTCACAGCATTGCCCCGATCTGTGCCAGCAAGATGCCGGCGGTAATGGTGACGGACACCCGCCAGGTGCGCGGGTGCGTGCGGATCGCAGCGGCCAGCGTCGGCCAGAAACCCGGCTCAGGGCGGCGGTCGATCAGCGCGGCGCGGCTGTCGCGTTCGTGCTGGTTGATGGCTGGCAGCCACGGGCGTGCGCGGGTGCCGGTCATGGCCGACCCTCCGTTTCAATCGGGCCGTGGTAATACCCCTCTGGGCGCTCCATCAGGACGGGGCGCATCTTCCGCGCCTCGACGCCATAGCGCCAGCCTTCAGCCGCGTCAGCATCGACTGGGCAGGCGCTGCCGCGAAACCCCAAGAACCAACCGTCATGCCAGCGGTCGCAAGCAGCTTCGTCGAAATCGTCTATCTGGGGCGCGCTCACTTGACGCGCTCCATCACATCGCGGGCAGTCATCTGCATCAGCCGTGCAGTCTGAAACCGCACCAACTCAGCCCGGCGTTCAGCCATCATCCGCAGCAGCGCGTGGGCCAGCAGATCGTCGGTGTAGGCGCGCGCCTGATCGGTGGCAGCTTCGGCTTCGGTTTCGTCGGGCGCATGATTTTGGATTTGGGCGTCGGCCTCAAACCAATCCATGCCAACGCGGCGGGCGATCTCGTTTAACAGCGCGGCGTCAATAGCCTGGTCGGACGGTTCGCCATCGCTGACCCACTGCGGGCCGCCCTTATGCGCAAGGTAATGCATTGTCTCTCTCCCTTGCCGCAGCCCATTGGACTCATGCGGCTTGGGATTATTCGTATATGCGCATACGCATACCGTCAAGCACAATTATATGCGCCTACGCATGGCGCTGCCATCGGTAGTTTCGGTTATTCTAAGCGATAGGAGCCAACGACAACTGCGATAATGCGTGTCTCAGAAACCAGCGGATCGCCGTTAAATGCATCAATCGGTGCCTGATATTCGGGGTGGCTGCTTTCAGCTACCAGCCACTTTTTGCCGTCTTCGCCTACAACCAGCTTTTTTATCGTGGCCTCGACCATGCCGTCCAAGCGCCTGCGCTCCACAATTACGCGCTTACCGTTGGCTGGCTCATTATCCAAGGCATAAACAGACACACAATCAAGCAACGTGCCAGGTGGATAGCGCAGATTCATGCTTTCGCCATCCACGCGCAATCCAAAGCGATGTGGCGACCTTACCCGCGTTGCTTCTGGGCTGCCAGTGAAGGTAAACCGATCTTCCTCGGCCCATTCCCATGCTTCATGCCACACGCCTGCTGCAACAGAACCACGCACTTCCACGCTCTCCCCCATTGGCACCGCTTGGTCAGCACGCGGTAGGCCAATGAACTCTTGGATGGAGACGCCCGCAAAGCTGGCCAGGATCGCCAAGTTTTCAGGTTCTGGCATAGAACCTGTCTCCCAGCGAGATACCGACCCCTGACTGACGCCAAACAGCTTGGCAAACTGCCCCTGCGTGAGCTGCTTGGCACGGCGTAGCCCAACTATTTTCGTGGCGACAAGTGTTGTCATACCGGTTGCGTAATCGTTGCTGCTCATATTCGCAAACTCGCTAACGCATAGGGCGTTGACATGTCTATGCGCATGCGCATAAATACGCTCCATGTTTCACGCCCGAAAAATCCGCTGCGACATCCTGAAGATAACGCAGGCCCAACTTGCCGGTTGTCTCGGTGTTGATCAGGCCGCCGTATCTCGTTGGGAGCGGGCGGAAGGTGCTGGCAGGCCCGTCAACATACGCATTCAACTCGCACTTGATGCGCTGGTTATAAAAGCCACTGGCCGGTCGATTGTTGAGCATCAGGCTGCCTTAATCGAACAGGCTGCCGCATGATCTTGAACCCGCGCGCCTCTGACCCTGCGCGCCGGTCGGGCCGGTTGAGCGACCCCCAAGGCTCCCGGCCCGTTACTTTTTGCGCCGCCGATCAGGCGGGAGCGTTTCAAGGTGTTTACGTTTTCCACTGGCAATATTTAATACACTAACGGATCAAAATCATGTGCGCTTTTAACAGTATTTTGAGCGATACTTTGCAAGCTCAAAGGCGGTTCTTTCGCCTTTGTGACTCTGCCGGGCTGTCATTTAAGGCGCTGCACTACGACACTGGCATACCAGTGGCAACGCTACAGTCGTGGGCCAAAGAGACGGCTATGCCACTGGCGGCGCTCAACCGTTTTGCCAAAGCGGGCGTCCCTGATGAGTTGGTTTCTGTCCTGACTGAGCCTGGCGGCAAGGTGATTTACCATGACGGGCCAGAGGGCGATCTGGACGCGCTAGGGGTGGAAGCCGCCGGTTACGTCAACGAGTGGGCTGCTGTTGTAGCTGGCGGCGACACTGGTGCTGACATTTGCCCAGAAGCCCGCGAGAGGCTGTTCAAGCGCCGCACGCGCCTGCTTGCTGCGGCGGGGGTGCGCTGACATGCAATGGCGTCAGTGGACACGCGACGAAATCCGCCAAGCTGTCGAAATGCGCAAAGCTGGGCTTTCTGCCGCGTACATCGCCGAGGTTGTCGGCAAATCTGAAAACACTGTGCGCGACAAGATGCGCCGCCTTGGCATTAAGCTCACGCCTGAGCAGCGTGCTGCCGTCAACGCCCGCTGTGGGATGGGTAATGCAGGGGGCATCCGCAACAACCAGTTTGCGACCGGGCCTGAAGCGGGTGGGTTGCAGACTGCCTGTGAACTTAAACTGGCCTGTGAGGCGTTTGAGCTTCTTTATTGCGATTGGGCAGAACGGCATAATCAGCCGATCTTTGGCTACCGGGCCGCCGCATGATTGGCCGCACCGCACGCCGCATGGCCATTATCGATGAGGTTGCCGCAGCGCATGATCTTACGCGCGCCGATCTGTTGAGCAATATCAAGGTGCGCCTGATCGTGCGCGCCCGCGATGAGGCCATTGCACGCCTTCGCGCCGAAACCGGGGACAGCTTGCTGCAAATAGCGGCGTTTCTGGGTCGGCCTGATCACACCAGCATTTGGGCCGCGCTTAACAGGCAGACCAAGCGGGCAAAGAACGCCGCATGGGCGCGCAAGACACACGCTGCAAACACGGAGGCGCAGGCATGATCGCGCTGCTGCCGTGGCGCTGGCAAGCGCGCATCATGAACTTCTTTGGCAAGCCGGTGTACGTCATCGCCATGTTGGTCGAGCAGCCGATTGATGACGTTGCGGCATATCTATTTCGGCGGGCCGCATGAGCCGCGCCTGGACGCCTGAACAGCTTGCCGCGCTGGAAAAGCCGGTGAAGCGCACCCGCGTGGGCAAGGCCGTCAAAGGCGGCCCAACTGAGCGCGTTATTCAGCGCGGCATCGTGAAGGGATTGCGGGCGCAGCATCTGCGCGTGATCCACATCCCTAACGGCGGCCAATACAACGGCGACAACATCGCACGGCTGCGCATGGCGATGGCGAAAAGGATGGATGGCGAGGTCGCGGGCTTTCCCGATCTGCTGGTGCTGCGTCCACTAAAGCGCGGCGGGCCAGACGTTGGGCTGCTGGAAGTCAAGCGGGCCGGCGGTGTGCTTTCTGAGCGGCAAGTGGCGACACTGGCGCACCTAGAGGCTGATGGGTTTCGGGCGGCGGTTGTCACGTCACTTGATGAGGCTTTGGCTACGATCAAGCGGTGGGGGTGGGTGTGAGCGGCTTTAGCCAGTTTCGTCCCGATCCGAGCGCCCGTGAAAGCGCACAGATCAAGCTGACCCGCGACCGGGCCAAGCTGGTGGAAGCCCGCTGCGCCTCGCACGGCGCGGATGATCTGAAGGGCTGGCTGAACGGCATCGGCGTGAACGCCTGGGGCAGCACGGATCGCAGTGAGGCGCTGGCGATTATCAAGCGCGAACTGGGCGTGACGGCGTGGCGCGATGCGCTTGATGTGGTGGTGCTGTTTTGACCGTGGCCGCCGCCTGGTATGCCGCCCGCCGCGCAATTTATAAGCGCGAGGAACGCACCGCTGTGCATGATGCGATGGCCAATGCGCTGCGCTGTGATTGGGCCGATTGGTGGTCAATGCTGCCGTTTGCGCCGATCCAAGTCGATGGGATGTGGTGGATCGCTGCTAGCGACACGCTCAACATTGACGGCGACATACTGCTGATCGACGGCGTGTCTGGCGCAATGCGCTGGGCCGACGATGACCGCGCTGTTGGCTTTTGGGGTGGCAACCGCAGCGCCGGTCATCTGCGCGTCTATGCCGATGGCTTGGCCCTTGCCCGCGCTTGGGTGGTTGAACGCCGCGCCGCCTGGTCACGCATCAAGGCCGCTGGCGAGGCACACCGCACGCCTGAAATGTTTGAACAGGCCGCGCTGCCCGGTTTTGCCATGATCGGCACACCTGAACGCATCGGTAACTTCGCCGCCATCATGGGCGCTGACAGCATTGAAATCGACACGCCAAGCCTGCGCAACCCGCTGGCCGACGCGATCTTGAGGGCCGCCAGACTGCCGGTTGTGCGCGTGCGCAAGCCGGAACTGGTGGCCGCCTGAAATGGATGATGGTGACGATATGAACGCTCATTACAGTCAATGGGGCGCAGACGCCAAGCAGCAGCCTGTTGGCGGTCTTGACCTTATCGACGTTGGAAGCTGGGAAGGCGTCACCTTGCCAGAGCGCGAGTGGGTGGTGCCTGGCTGGATTCTGCCGCGCGCTGTCACCCTAATTTCAGGCGCAGGCGGCACCGGCAAGTCGCTGCTGATCCAGCAATGGCTTTCCGCAATTGCGCTGGGCGATGGCTTTATGGGAACGCGCGGCACTGCCCCGGTGCCGGCGCTGTACGTCAACTGCGAGGATGACGCCGAAGAACTGCAACGCCGCCAAGCCGCCATTGCCAAGACGTTTAACCGGCGCATGGCATCCTATGCCGGCCAGCTTCATCTAGTCGCGCGCCTGGGCATGGACAACCCCATTGGCGTGATCGGTGATGACGGCAAGTTTAAGCCTAACCAGTTCTTTGACGATATCCGCGATGCCGCGTTACTGGTCGGCGCTAAGGTTATCGCGCTCGACAACGCCATGCAACTCTATGTCGGCAACCTCAACGATCCGCGCGAAGTGACTGTGTTCTGCAACGCACTCACCCGCTTGGCGATTGAAACCGGCGCGGCGGTGATCTTGGCTGGCCATGTCGCCAAGGCGCAGGGCAGTGAGTTTGCCGGCACGATGGCATGGGAAAACGCGGTGCGTATGCGCCTGTTTCTCAAGCGCGAACTGGATGAGAAGGGCGAGGAAGTTGAGGACAGCGACCGCCGCATTCTCACACGCGGCAAGGCCAACAGCGCCCGCAAGGGTGAGCGCCTGACCATGATCTGGCACGAGGGCGCGTTTCACGACGAGAGCAAGATTGCCGGCACTGAGGGGCGTCTGGTGCAGGAAGATGTGGCGTTCTTGCGGTGCCTGAATGCGGTCACAGAACAGCGCCGTCACGTCTCACACATGCCCGCTGCCAACTTTGCCCCCAAGGTTTTTGCCGGGATGCCGGAAGCGTCTGGCGTGTCTCGCAAGGCGCTAGAGCAGGCAATGGAACGGCTGTTTAGCAGCGGCGAAATTGTGGCCAATCAGAACTTGTGGCGCGACGAAAAGAACCGCCGCTGGGCTGTTGGGATTGCGCTCAAACCCCGCGTAAACCCTGAAAATGAGGGCGCGCAAACCCCGCGCAAACCCGAAAGGGCCGAAACGGATGTAGACGCTGTTTTTGAGGATAAAGTGGCCATGTTTCAAGCGTTTGCGCGCGATTTTTCAAGCGCGCAAACCACTGCGCAAACCCTGCACCAAACCCCGCGCAAACCCCGCGCAAACCCCGCGCAAACCCGCGCACAGACCCCCCTATATACTACGTATATATCCGGTGGGGCCGATGGCACCCCCACCGGAGAAGCAGATTACGATTTGGAAGCTGGGCCGCAGCCGTTGCCGGATGATGCTGGCTATCTCGCCGCAGTGCAGGCCGAGCTTAACGATGTGCCTTGGTATGCACCCGATGACCTGACTGAGTTTAACAACCAAGAGCCGCTGATCTGATCGCCAACCAGCTTAGGAGTTGCACCGATGCCGAAAGCCAAGCGCAAAGCCACGCCGCAGCCGATTGGCGACTTCGTTGATCAGATCAGGGCAGGGGATGGCTTTACCGATGCCCGCGTGGTGATGATGCCCGGCGAGGTAAAACGGGAGGCGCTGAACACGCGGCGCAAACTTTGCCCGGCAATGCGGTGGTCTTGGCTGTCGCTAGATCAACGGAGCATCTTGGTGCTGTTCGCCCAGGCAGCCGATGACGCGGGCTATGGCACCGTTCGCAGCGCGCTGTGTGAGCCGACGGGGGAAGGCATGGGCAACAGCGCAGAACGCTTGTTCGCACGCCGGCAGCGTTACGCTGCGATGCGCAATGCCTGCCGTGACCAGGCGGCCATGATCTTGACGTGCGAGGCGCTTGATCCGCCAGACCGCGAGACGTTCGATCAGACAGCGCAGCGGCTGTGCATTGGCAGCAGGGATGCGGCACGGTTGCGGGCGCAGATGCAGATCGGCTATGTGGCTGATGATCTGTTGGCGTGGAAGGTGATGGGTGAGCGCAGTGCCGCTTGACGCCCCGCGCGGCAGATGATAGGAAACAGCTATTGATTGTAGCTGCGCCTAGCGCACTTGATTAAGTGAAGCCCCTGCACCTCGCCCGGTGTGGGGGTTTTTCTTTAGGCTTCCCCTCACGGGGCGCTGGCCACGACACAAGCCCATAGCATCAGATGGCCAGCGATATGACCGCAGCAACCGAGCGCGTTCGTGGCAGAGCGTGGCAGCGCATCCGGCGAGAGGTGCTGATGGCCGAGCCGCTGTGCCGCATCTGTCTGGCCAGTGATCGGGTGACGGCAGCCGCTGAAGTCGATCACATCGTGCCGTTGCACCTTGGCGGTCACGCAACCTGGCGGGGCAATCTGCGGGCGCTGTGTCGTCAATGCCATGTGGACGTGACCAACGAGGCGATGGGGCATCGGGTGAAGGTCGTTGTGGGGTTAGATGGCTGGCCAGCGTGACCGGGGGGGCAAAATCTTCCCAGATTTCAA